ACATCTGCCAGGCTCATGCCGTAAAAGCGGTGGGGTAGGGGGAACGGGCAGAAACTACGGAAAGGCATCTCCGACACAAGCTCTGCATCAAGCATCGTGTGACGCGAGTGAATAACCTTGTAGTAAACACATTCGTTTATGGCTGGGTCATGGCGCTTAATGTAAGACTCATAAACCGTGACGTATTCACGATCATGTGAATCATCTAACCCAAAGCGGTCATGCCGAAAACTGTCAACAGAGTCTCGGCCTATAGAGCCATCCTCTTTCAGCATGTCGTTTTCATCGAGCTTGGCGATAGTCGCTTCGTCAAAGCCGTCAGCCATCAACTCACCGCGCGTTCTCGCCATGCGATGCGAACAAAAATCACTGTCGTGAATCGTCTTTGCGCGCGGGTTAATTAGAAAGTCTTCCGGCTGCACGGTTTCAACGCACACCTTGCTGGTGTTTATGCGGCGCCTGGCCGTACCAGATATGCTGGCTTCGCTGTACTCAACACCCGTTTGCTCATCGATGACTTGAACCGCTTCTTGAATGACCTCCATAGGCTCCATCGAAGGGTCAGACATCATTACGTTAAACTCAGCCTCGCTGATGCCCTCAAACTCCATCGACTCGTAGCGATAGTCTTCTTTCCAGTAGCGCTTCACCACACCAGTCTTGGCGACCAAAGCATCGTGAATCACATCGCTTAAAATCTTCATGCCGTCGTTCTGACGATAAAAGTTGTAATTCACCCAGGAGGTTGCTGCCTTTGCCGCCGCATCGTCTTCCGGCCCCTGCGCATCAAAACGGCAAATGTTTCTGTCGGCTGAGAAAGTCTCCAGCATCATCGCTTTTACAGCCTCAACAGCGTCGAACACGTCCATCGAAACGTGATGGCTACGTCCACGCACCTCGTTACCCATCGGTTCGCCGTAGTAATACCTGTGGCCCTTGTCGCGCTGCGCGCCGACTTCACTGTTTGCATAAGTGTCCGCCGCATCAATGTTGCGCTCCAAAACGGACAACAGTTCCTTCTCATCAATAATCGTATTCATGGCTTAAATATCCTTTTCGATCTGTTAACTGCTGCTGCTCTGCTTTGTTCTGCCCGAAGCGTGTCACAGAGATAGCCGCGTATCGCGTGGCATCCATTAAGTCGTCAAACTCTTTAAAAATTTTGCCCTTCTTCCTGTGGTATCGCCTAAACTCCTCGAACCAGGGAGTCAGATTCTTAAACACCTGTAAGCGGCCGGTGCGAAACCTTTCCATCATTTCCATCAGTCCAGGCTCAACGTAGTTCGTGCCATCAGGATTAGTAAACTTGCCGATCATCAACACACCAGCCTCGACGTACATTTCCGCTAACGTCTTGCCTGAACCCTTTTCTGTGCTATCGCCGTCATGCGGGTAAATGATAGGGATGGTTTTACCGCGAGACTTGATAGCCGACGCATGAACGGCCGGAATCTCGCCCTCTTTCTTGTAAACGTCATAAACATAAATAACGTCTGTGTCCGCGTTATACGCAGTCCACACCACCGTAGTTGGGTGCGTGATACCAAAGTCGACAGCTGCCAGCTTCTTGAAGTGCGCTGGTATCTCGAACGGTTCGCACTGCAGAACCTCTTCCGCAATAGGGAACACCATGCCTTCACCCAGTACAGGTACGCCCTTGCTGCGCATATCCCTTTGGTACTCAGGAATTGCTGCCAATAACTGCTTTTTGGTGTCTTCGTTTAAATGCTTGGCATCAGCCCAGGTTGCATTCGCCAGGTGTTGGCCGGCTTGGCGGTTGTCCATGAACTGCGCCACTAACTCAGTCACACCGTTTTCTGGCGTGAAGGTCATCGTTACAAAACCACCCTCACCACCGTTGCCGGTTGCCGTCCGAGTTAAACACTGCGGATATATCGTCGCGTCTACTGGCTCTTCATCGATCCAGATAAAGTCCTGTGAACTACCCATGAGGACATGCTGGCCCTGAGTGTAAGACTTGAAACTGACTAGCGACGTGTTGCCATTGCGGTATCGCACCGCGACATCTCTGGGCAATCTTGGTGTACCCATGGCAGGAGTGACTTGGTACACCTGATCCTGGCGGATCAACCCATTACCATCGAACTTTCCGTCGCCCAGGTAATTACCAAACAACTCCTTCACAACAACATCGCGTAACTGCTCGCCCGATACACCCAGGCACCAGATACTGGTTGGTTTGTCGAACCGTATGCCTTGCCACCAGTCGGGGTACACGCCGGTAAGGTGAAACGCGACCTCAACAGCCATTGATGCTGTTTTGCCCACTCTGTTTGCGGCCATAAGCAGGCGCTGTTTGTTTTTGTGACCGGCTTTATAGAATTTCTTTTGCCAGGGGTATGGTTTGAAGTAGTCGATGCGGTGCGTGCGCTTGTGCTCTTTGACCACAGCAATCGCTTTGGCGATTTCTTCCGCTTTCTCTTTTTGAGCTTCCGACAGTTCGGGAGTCCCTTTTTTTGAAGTCGAAGCTGTCAAGAGCGCGCCTCAGTATGTAACTCGACATAACCCCCGTAGCCGCCAGCAGACGGAGTCCCGTTTTTGCGAAGCGATCTCACAGGGAGGCCCGGTGTAGACCTGCCGATCCGTTTGAGGCGCGGGTGTTGTAAGTCATTGATTTTATTGACTTTTTTATGCCGCGGCCTCGCTGGTACACGACTAACTGTACCATTGCCTGATTAACCCTTGTCACAGCTGCATCTTCGGTCATTAGATATGACCGTCACAGAGTCGAAGGGTCAATGCCGGCAGCCTTGAGCGCGTCAATCGCTGCGTCTAGTTGATGCTCGACGCCGACAGTGCCGCTGTGCTCAAGCTCCTGGCGGTCTGACCACCCTGCACGGTTCTTCAGGAAGAAAATTTGCGCTGCTGTTTTGTCGCCCTCAATGGCGCCTTTGTGCAATGCGTTGGTCACAGCGCTAATACCGGCGGCCTTGCCCGCCTTTAATGTGTTCGCAAAATTAGCATCGTCCTTCTTGCGCCGCTCAAACGTAGCAACGCTTATGCCCAGGCTCGCAGCCATCTGAGCTTCTGTCAGACCGATCTTAGCCAGGTGATGCAACTCATCCAAGTTTATATCTTTCTCGTTTGCCATAAATTCCCTTGAGAAATCAGGTGGTTAACGCTGCGGAGTATGCGCCAGGGGTAGCGTTGGGCAAACAAACTGTGATTGTTTCGGCATCGATCATAACCGTGCCGATCTCTACCCGGCACAGTCAAAACAGGGTGGAGCGCCTAACCCTTTGATTTCATTACAATTATCGTCCAAGTCAGCTGTGCCGGCTTTTTTTTTTAATCCATATGGGGGAGCACACACATACCAGGGGTTACACACACATAATATCTACATACGTTTTTTCTTCTCCTTCTGGTTTACTTTTTTACTTGTCTCTCTTACCTCTCTCTCTCTTAAAGGGGTAAAAGGGTAGTAAAGACAAGGGTTTAGCTGTGCCGACCAAGTGAGTCAACCACTGGATAAAATCACGATTTGCCCGGCAACCCGGCACACAAAAATCGCGCAATGTCTGCGGAATAACTAACCGACCTTTTTCCGCACACAAAAAAAGGGGCCGCAGCCCCTTCAACCTTTTCAGCCCTACAGGCTCACGGTGTCACTTTCTTCGTCTTCATCACTTCGTATCGACGCCTGGACATATCAGCCGTGCTCAGCCTTCGTCCCTCCTGCTGGTACTCATTAGATCCTATGACTGTGATAACCCCACCATTATCGATGTACTCCTGTAGCAGCTTCTCACGCTCAAGCTGCTGCGCCTCTTTGGCTTCGTCACGGCTGCTACGCATCAATGAATAATCCCTTCCACCTTTAAAGGTTCAACGTCCGCTAGGCAGCAAGCGCTGTAAACGTAGTACGAGAGACGCTCGACGCGCTGGTCGCCGTAATCTTCGTGATCGACGCAAACTTCCTCCACAACGCCACAGAAGCGCTTACAGCGCACACACTGGTACTCCTCGTCATCGTTCATCGCAATGCACTCCAAGCTCCAGGTAGTCGCTGTGTGCGCCATCACAGACGCGCAGCCGGTACTGCTGTTCAGACTGCAGTGCGTCATCGAAGTCGTTGTTACTCACGACACCGAAAAGCAGCACGACCACTAAGCCGAGACCTATTTTTGGTATAACGTCCATCAAGTTCCTCCTCGCTGGCGACAGTCTTACAAGTAGTCTTACCAACAAAAAGTTGTATTTAAAAGCACCAGATAAGTGGATTGGGGTGGTTGTGCTCTTGATGGCTACCCGCTTCATCCGCTTTATTTCACGTCCGCTAAATATGCAAACGGCTCAAACTGACGCTGGTGCGCGCCTGCCGGAGGTGCCATCCCCTAATCTGAGAAGGCTTCGACTATTAAAGACATACGTCTGAGCACGTCCTGTAAATCGTCCCTCTTCAACGTTTTCAACACTTTACGAGTATCGACGCAAACCAGATCAATCCGGTAGCCGTACACTTCGTCTTCGTTGTCCCTCGTGTCGGTGAGGTGCAACTCTATGCCTGCCTCTTCCATTTTCATTTTCACCATCACTGATAATTCCATAATACGTCAGTGTCCTTCCCTTATTTTTGTTCCGCTCTTGTTTTTATCTTTTCCTCGCCGGGTTATGGAAACTACCGGCTGTTGTGTTGAGTAGTCAACGAAAAGTTGTCGCTAAATGCAAATAGTTTTCATTCGTGTCTTTCGACGATCTGTTTGTAATCAACCTCGCGCAACCAGGCGCCCACAATGTCGCCAAGCAAAGAAGCAGGCATTGCCATTCGTATAGTCAGATACGCAGACAACGCATCCTCCAACTCATCAGCGTCGCCACCGCTACCAGCCGCCAATGCTGCTAGCCCCTGGTCATTGTCTAGCCACAAGGCGCACTGCCACGTCTCGTAGTTCGTCCATCCGTTGTATTCCGCCATTGTCGTCCCCCTACTGCTCATGCCAAGCGTGCCGATTAAAGAATGCGACGATCCCTTCTTTGGTCGCGGGGAACTCGCAGGTATGTTTGTCGATTTCGACAAACGCTCGGCGGTGTTCTTTGGCGATAAATTCTCTACGTTCTTTGGCCGTAGGAAAGACCCATACGCTGTTTTCGCTGCCATCTTTGGCGTTTACCCGTGCTAAATATAATTTCATTTTTTCCTCCTGAGGGCCGCTTACGCGGCCTCTGTTAGTGCTTTGATTTCACGGTACTCGCCACCAGCAGGCCAGACGTAGTAGACCTCTTTGCCATCTCGGATCAGCACACCGACCTGCTGGTTATCTTTAAGCCATGCCCGAACCTTGGCTTTGTGCTTTCGCAACCTTATAGCGGCGTTTTCTCTGCGGGATTCAGCAGGCGTCCAATCATGTCTCGACATCACGTTCTCCTTGTCAGGGCCGCTTACGCGGCCTCCGTTCTTGTTTCTTTCTCTTGCCGTATGCGGCCAATTAGTTTGAAAGCCTGTACAGAAGCCCTGTTTGCGCGATCCGCCTTCGGAGCAAACTCGCTGGCTGCACCCAGCCTGTCGAAATGCTCTTCTGCTGCCAAAGCCAGAGTGCGAATCAAT